TATTAACAGGCAAAAAAATCTTGACAATCTTTTAAAAAAATGTTATAGGCAACTTTAAAAACTTGTCAAGATTTTGAAAATTCTGGTAAACGCCTTTTCAAATTTAAAATATTTGTAAAATAATTAAAAAACTTCTTGACAAGGTTTTATCACTTGTTGGATACTTGCAATTGTTACATAACTTTTAATAACTTTATAAGGATAAATAATCATGAATAATAGATTTAATACACCTAGCTTTAACTCAGCTCCAAGAACTTTTGAAGATACATTTAAAACTAAAAAAAGAGAATCCGCGAAGGTCATCAGTGAGACTGTTAAAGATGGAGTCAAATATATTGTGCTTGAGTCTCAACCTGAGCCAACATATTCACCATTAAAATTTAATGATGGATATATGAAAACTCCCTACTGCATGAAAGAAGGCATGTACAGATTTAAAACGGCTCAGCGATCACACTTCTAATATAACCAATTAAAAAGATATTTTTTAGCCCGCCTTTTTTGGCGGGTTTTTTTTGTCTGTAATATATGCAAATAGCCCTTAGACGCATTTAAACGCTCATACAATAGAGATTATGTTTACCCTAGTGTTAGTATTAAAAAATAAAAATCTCTCTAATTTGATTTTTTTTATTTTTTAGTATTGACAAATTATTATAAATAGTGTATATGAAAAAAAATTAAAAAAAAACTTGACACAATATAAAATTAAAGTTAAGTTACAATCAACACAACAAAAAAAAACAAATTAAAAAAATTATTTTTTTTACTTGACACAATTTGAAAATCGTGTTAAGTTATAATCAAGTCAAAAAGAAAAGGACATTATATGACAAGGCGAAGATATAGAAAAATTGAAAAAGAACTTTTAACATATAAGTTTTTAAGTTTATTTGTTTTAGGTTTTTGTGTTGGTTTTTATATTTCAAAATTAATTTAAAAACTTCTTGACACAATTTAAAAACAATGCTAAGTTATAATCAACAGCAACAAAGAAAAAAGAGAGGTACTAAATTATGACAACCTATATTCATGATGTAATTGCTACATCTTTTGAAACAATAAAGATAGAGGGTAGCAACGGAAAAACATTTTTTAATAATCGAATTCAAGTTAAATGGAAAAAAGGTAAAGAAGTAATAGCGCAAGATATTAACTTACTATCGGATAAAAGAGTATCCATTGAGGAGATAATATAAGATATGTTTAGTGTTAAAGGTGGTCAAGGTTTTCAGATTACATTTGAAAATGGCTATACTGTATCTGTACAGTTTGGCGTAATGAATAAATGTCGTAATGAAGTTTGGGATACAGAAGCGTTAAAACATTTTGAGATACCAGCGAAAGATTGCGTTGATTCAGATGTAGCTATGTGGTTTGGAGATGAAAAGATTAAGTGGAGAGGGCATTATCGAAACCCTAAAGAAGTTTTAGAAACTTTAATCTATGTAGAGGGTTTACCTAATCCTAAAGAGAAGGAGTGATGTATGTTATATCAACATTACATAAAACACGCTGAGTTAGATAGACAAGTGCTGTTTGGTGGTGAGAATGTATCACTTGGAAAAATATTAAAAGATAATAAAGAATATTTTGACAAGCTACCAACAAGTTTATTATCAGTAGGTAGTGATGCCAAGACTGTAAAGAGTGAAAAGATAGAGGTCAAGACAGCGATCATGTATCTAGCACAAGCGGATATGCTGACAAAGAAAACGCTATGCGCCTTTGCAGAATTGGCAGGGTGTAAAAAAGATTGTTTGATTCATGCAGGTAGATTAGGCATGAAACACGCAACAAAGTCTATCATAAGAAGGACATTGCTCTATCTTTATCAGAGAGAGATGTTTGATAATATGTTAAAGAATGAGATTATGAGATTATCTTTTGAACATGGAGATAAACTTGCAGTAAGATTAAATGGAACAAGTGATATAGATTTTGAATATATCATTAAAGAATTTAAGAATGTGCAGTTCTATGATTATACAAAGATACTGCCGAGAGTAAGTAACAACAAGTTAAAGAATTATGACTTGACATATAGCTTCTCACCATACAGTAAGAAGTCATTACAGCATGGAAAGAAAGCAGTCAAGCAGAAGTTCAAGATTGCGGTTGCCTTTAATACCAAGAATAGTAAAGGCGATACGCTCAAGATTCCAGATAAATTATTTGGAAGAAAGATTGTTAGCTTTGATGATACTGACGCTAGATTCCTTGACAAAGAAAGTAGCATTGGGTACTTGACAAGGAAGGGAAGTAATGTTAAGGTGAGACAAGCTGAGAACAAAATAAAAGATAGCTTCTTTGTAACCGAAGCTAACTTAAAAGAGTTACAGGTCTAAATGCAATACCTGATATTAAATTGCATAAATGTTAAGAGGGCAATATCATGTTAAGATTGTTTAGAGACAGTAAGACTTATGACAAGAAATTCTACCACTTCAATATATTTGGGTGGAAGTTCAGAGTTGCGACAAACACTAGAGGTTTCAGCAAGTTCGGAACATATCGAACTGGTCGAGGTCGAGTGTTTAACTTTGGTAGACAGTACTTGTGCTTTATACCTAAGTCGTAAAATTTAAATAGGTGTGTTCTGGTAGTGCTAGCACAAACACTTAATGAGGACTAAATAAATGCCACCAAATCCTCGCCTATTTAATCAGTCTCCCCTAACAATGTAATGTAGAGTTGTTAGGATGACTATAAAAGCGCATCTACTGCAGGAGACAGACTGGGTAAACTACGGTATAAGATAGTCAAGCGGAGCTGTCAGGGGAAGTTGGTAGTTACTTCGTGACTAAAAAACTACTGCGTAACATGGTACTTACAGACTCGTTGAGGTTGATCGCTCGTATGAAGGTAAGCTAAGTTAGTCATTAAAATAGGTCGGAGATGACAAGCCATTAAAGATATGCGAGGATTGATAGTGTAAGTTAGTGGTGTATAAACTATCCTTGTGAATCCAACCACCCATATCAAGCAGTTGGTAGTCTGCTTTATCAAAACTACCCAGAATTTTAATAGATGTAAGAGGTAAAGAGTTATGGAATTTAAAGACGCAGTAAAGATTGTACACCCTGATGAGTTTGATTCTTGGTGGAAAAATATTGACAAAGACAAAGACTATCAAGCAGAGTCCGACAAACTTTTAGAGGAGGACAAATAATGGAAAGAGTATACGAAGCAACATTTAAAGTAGTTGTATCAGTAACTGCAGAGTCAGAAGACCATGCAAAAGAGATCGCTATTGATGATGTAACTAAAGGAAAGTTTGACGAAGATGCAGAGTTTGACAGAGCAAAGTTTATAACAATAGAAGAATATACAGGCGAAGTTCCTTATAGTTTTAAAAGTATGGTAGACGAGCCACAAGCTAAAGATGATATTGCAATGTCACTAATAGACTAAGGAGAAAATAAAATGAAAATGAGAAAACTACCTTTTAATTGTAAAGTAGGATATAAACCAGAGGAAGTAGCCAATAGATTTACTGGTGAAAAAGTAACCATACCTTCTGATGCTGTCGCAGTTTACGATACCATCATGGGTGCTGAACTTTTTAGAGATTATGACACAGTTCGGAAAGGTTTAGATTGGTTTAGAAAACATGAGCCAAATGCGTATATGATATTATTAGACTAAGGAACAGACTATGAACATATTTTATTTTTATGATTGTCCTGTTAAATCAGCACAAGCACAACCTGACAAGATGCTAGTGAAGATGCCGTTGGAAACAGCACAGATGTTATGTACAGCACACCGAGAATTAGATGGTGATGATTGGGCAGACAAGGTAGGTTTATACAAGAGAGCATATTGGAATCACCCTTGTACTGTATGGGCAAGAGAATCCTATGCTAATTATAGATGGTTGTATAAACACTTCATTGCACTAGGAAAAGAATATACATATCGTTATGGTAAAGAACACGCTAGTGTAACTAAACTTAAAGATGCTTTAGAGTATGTTCCTTCAAATATTAAAGGTTCGTATTTAATGAATCAAAAACTAAGGACACCTATAGCACAATGTATGCCAGATCAATACAAGAATGACGATCCTATCAAAGCATATCGTGACTACTGTATCAACGAGAAACACTATGCTAAGTGGGAGAAGGGCAGAGATAAACCTAAGTGGTGGGTGAAGGTGGTGAATGATGACATTTAAAGACAAGATAAATTATATACACGCGACATTACAAGAGTGTCAGAATAATAATATTGATGACAGCATGATAGAAATTTCTTATGCTTATCTTGAAGAAATGAGAGAGGTGCGTGATGAAGAAACCTAATCCAGTTAAGAAAAACATGGACAAGTTCCATAAACCTAAGACACACAGAGATAAGACTAAGTACACTAGAAAAGGAAAGGGGAAGCATAATGGTTAAAGAAGAAGAAAAAGAGTTCACGCTAACTGCAAGTTTTACAACGGAAGTGATGGACATAGATTTAGAAAGTGCGAAGGCTTGGTTGCAAAATCATATAGCTACCGAAAGTAGGCACATAGAATTTGACATAGAGGAGGTTTGATCTTAATGAAAGCTAAACTAACTAAAGGTCAGAAAATATTAGCAACCTATGGCTATGACGATAAGACATGGTATCCTGCAGAGGTTAGGAGTTTGTTGAGCATACAGTTTACTGCAGAGCTTGACTATAAGAAAGAAAAGAGATATAATTTTTATATGTACAATGACAAGAACGTAACTTGGAAGGAGATAAAAGATGTTACAAATAAAAGTAGGACAAGAAATAGACGGAAAAATAATTGATAAAATAACTATCAATGAAGACACAAGGGATATGAAAATTTTCTTTGGTAAATATTCTTACAGACGCTATATTGAAAAAGGATATGCGTTTGAAGATGAAATGCTTATAAAGAAAGCAAACGAGTCTATCGAAACAATTTTAAATCACAAATGGGAGAAGTAAAATGGCAACACAAATAAGAAAGTTTGAACAAAATGCAATCGTAGAGACTATTGTTGACAGAATAATAAAATCTAAAGAAGCTAAAGCACAGTACGAAGTTAAGAAATGTAAAGAATACAAAGAGTTGCTATCAACAGCTAATGAAGTTAAGGCTTTTGATTTGCAAATTAAAACTTTACAAGACCAGAGAGATGCGTTATCTAATAAAGTTCAAAGAGGAATAGAACACTACAATTCAGTTCGTGAATTTGATTTAGACTACAACAGGTGGAACGGAGTATTGGGTGTTAAAACAGGTATAAATGCATGGGATTTGAAAGAAAAGATAACTAACAGAATTGCTATATCTTTGTTACCTAAAGATGCAATACAGAACATTGATGCAATCATTGAGAGCATTGCAAAGGAGTTTGAATAATGCAATTATCATTTGATTACTACGAGATACAGGAAGCAATACAGCTTCTTGTTAAAGAGAAACTAGGTATAGACATAGACTTAGAAGATATAAGTCCACATGATTATCCTAGTATTGAATACCGAGAACGAGTTCTTGCTTATAAAAAACACAAGAACGGAAAAGAAGTTAAGGATAAGAATGGTATTCGTGAAATAGATTGGGATAAAACTACATACAAAAAGAAGTGGATTCAGTTTGATGATAGTGCTGATATAACTTTTTGGGTGGGGAAATAGTATGAGTGATAAAGAACTAATCAGAGACTACAAAAAGATGCAGTCAGACATTAGAAAATCTAAAGAAAAATTTGATATGTTTGTTAATAATTTATACATAGAAAACTGCCATGAAAGATCAGAGCATAATATGCCTTTGTATGCTTCAAGAGAGGAATATTATCAGGCAAATAAAATGTTCATTAAGGACAAATACTTTGAAGAAAGATGCAAAGGAAAACAAAATGACTCATGAAGAAAGTATATACAAACTGTTAGATGAAATAGTTACGATAGAAAAAAACTTTAGTGAGTACGAAATAAAACAAATTGCTTCTATCTTAATAGCTAGATTACTAACAACTACAAGTTCAAAAGAAACAGCAGAACTTATTATAGGCATGGCTCAGATTGAAGAAGAAGCCGAAAAAATTACAGAAGAAAAAGAAACTAAACTACATTAAAAAGGATATGTAAATGGAAGATTTATTTGATAAAATAGTTGATGACTATTACGAGAAGTGTCCTTGTATAGACACTAACGCTGATAGCTCAGAGATTTATAACAACAATGATAACGAACACAAAAAGATTAAGGAAGAAGGGTATTGACTTTTAGTTTTATTTATGATATAATCTTTATAATTATTATAAGTATTAATTATTATTATTAATTATTATTTTATTAAACTTTATAAAACTTTACAAGGATTCTTTAAAGAACAGGGGTTTCACCAAAAGCAATGACAGGTTAGCGTGTGTAATCTAATAATCTGAACAGGTCGCAACTGTTGATGAGCATAGTTCCCCGACTTTTTAAAAAAAGAGTTGACTTTGAAGGTGGTTAGTGGTATAATGTGTATATTATTACAAACAAGATATGTTTTGCCCTCATGTATCACCTTCCTTTTATCTTGTTTGTTCGCTGAAATAGCGAGTAAGTTTCTGGTTTCTTACGATAACAAAAACCAGACCTAATTTTTTAATGTAAGAGGTAATTTAATATGATGTATGCGACAGGAAAAGCTATGTGGGCTAATGTTAGTTCCCCTAACACAAGGTTTAGTCCTCATAAATATATGATAACCCTTCTAACTGATGAAGATACAGCAATGGAATTAGAAGGTGCAGGACTAACTCAGTCAAGAGACAGAGCAGGCAACCCTAAATATGACCAACCTGCTTTTAGTTTTTCAAAGACTGCTACAAGGAAAGTAAAAAACCAAAAGACAAACGAGCTTGAGGAAGTAACTAACTCTCCGCCAAAACTTATTGACGCAGATGGAAACCCTTTAGATTGTTTGGTTGGTAATGGATCAAATGTTACAGTAAAGATAAGACCATACAACAGTCCTTACGGAACATTTGCTGAGTTGATTGCTGTAAAAGTAAACGAACTCGTTGAGTATGGTGGTATGGATTCTGATAATGAGGAGTTTTAATTATGGGAGAGCATGATGAAAAACCATATATAACTATTGATGGTGTGCAGATTTCGGTAGATGATTTACCAGAAGAAGCACAAGGTATCTTTGGAAGACTTCAACGACTTAACCAAAAGAAAGCCAACATAACTTTAGACTTGGAAGAAATACAAGCAGGTATAAACTTTTTCTCAGGTAAGATTGTTGAGATTGTAAACGCAGGAGGACAGCAGGAAGAAGTCATCAAGGAAGATGATACCAAAGAAGAAAGTAAGTAATGATAATGAGAGGTAACACGACAACTGTATAAGAGATAAGTTGGTGACTTATCCACCTCTCCATTTTAAAAAGGAGAAAAGTATGAGGGCAGAGTTTGAAGATAAAGAGTGGGATGTTGTTCACCAACCTTGTCCTTTATGTAACAGTAGTGATGCTGTTGGAATAAACAAAGACAGATCAGCAAAGTGTTTTAGCTGTGGTAAGTTCATGAAGAACTATGACAAAGCAACAGAGGGAAAAGATATGGAAGTGATAACACCAAAACCAATAATGCAACAGGCGAATAATGTAGAGGGAACTTTCTCTCCATTGTCAGATAGAAAAATAAAACTTGATACTGCAAAAAAATATGGAGTGAAAGTTGTTCACGATTTACAAGGCAGAGTAGTTAAACATTTCTATCCTTACTACAATGGCAATGAACTTACAGCAAACAAATGTCGTAATGTTGTTGACAAAAGTTTTTATCTACAAGGAACATACAATGAAACAGGACTGTTTGGACAACAGCTTTTCAAAAGTGGTAAGTACATAACGATTACAGAGGGAGAGTGTGACGCTATGGCAGCTTACGAATTACTAGGTAGTAAGTGGGCAGTAGTTTCAATTAAGCGAGGTGCGCAAGGTGCAGTTCGTGACATCAAAGAAAGTCTTGAGTTCTTTGACAACTTTGATAATGTTATTATCTCATTTGATAATGACAAAGCAGGAAAGAAAGCAAGCAAACAAGTAGCAAGACTATTCAAACCTAGTAAGGCAAGAATCATGTCGTTACCTGCTGATTGTAAAGACGCTAATGATATGCTTAGACAGAACAAGCATAAGGAATTTACAGAAGCATGGTGGTCAGCTAAGACTTATACTCCATCAGGAGTTATCAATGTGTCTGAGCAGAGAGATAAGTTCCATAACAGAGAGAAAAAAGAAAGTGTACCTTACCCATACGAAGGGCTAAATAAGAAGCTGTATGGCATGAGACAAGGAGAACTCGTAACCCTTACAGGGGGTACAGGTCTTGGTAAGTCGAGTGTTACAAGAGAGATAGAGCATTGGTTAATCAAACAAACAACTGACAATGTAGGTATCATTGCATTGGAGGAAGATTGGAGAAGAACTATTGATGGTATTCTTTCTATCGAAGCCAACTCTAGGTTGTATATAGACCAAGTAAGAGAGAGATACTCTAAAGAAGAATTAGATAAGTTCTTTGACATTCTCTATGATGGTGAGAACAAGAATCGTGTGTGGGTTCATGCCCACTTTGGAGCTAACGACCTTGACGAAATCTTTTCTAAGATAAGGTTTATGATTATAGGTTGTGGTTGTAAATGGGTAGTTGTTGATCACTTACACATGCTTGTCAGCGCATCAACAGAAGGAGACGAAAGAAGAACTATTGATTCTATCATGACTAAGTTAAGATCAATCGTAGAAGAAACAGGTGCAGGATTGATTCTTGTATCACACTTGCGCAGGATTGATGGCAATAAAGGACATGAGAATGGTATCGAAGTAAACCTGTCTCACCTTAGAGGTAGCCAGAGTATTGCACAGTTATCTGATTGTGTCATAGCTTTGGAAAGAAACCAACAGTCTGACGACTATCAAGAATCACAGACAACCAGAGTTCGTATTCTTAAATCAAGATACACAGGTGATGTTGGATTAGCTACACATCTTCTTTACGATAACGAAACAGGTAGACTTTCAGAACTTTCTAATGATGATATAGAAGTTACGAATGATGAAGAAGGATTCTAATATGGATTTAGTATTTGACATAGAAACAGATGATCTAAAAGCAACAAAGATATGGTGTATCGTTTGTCAGAATCCTGATACAGGAGAGATATTTAAATTTAACCCTGATCAGATTGACGAAGGATGTAAGTTTTTATCTACTGCTGACAGATTGATAGGACACAATATTGTAGGTTTTGATATTCCTGTAATTAGAAAACTAACAGGAGTTGACCTGTCAGGAATAGAAGCATTAGATACGCTTGTATTGTCAAGACTATTTAATCCTGTTAGAGAAGGTGGTCATGGTCTAGAGTCTTGGGGATACAAATTAAAATATCATAAGATCGAGTTTGAAGATTATAAAAATTACTCAGACAAAATGTTAAAGTATTGTGTCAGAGACGTACAATTAAATACTATGGTATTCAAACAGCTACGCTTTGAAGCTAAAGGATTTTCTAAAGAATGTGTAAGACTTGAACATGATGTTGCAAGACTGATGAAACAACAAGAGGAGAATGGTTTTAAGTTTGACAGTTATTCTGCTGAACTTTTGTTGGCAAAACTTAGAGAACGAAAACAAGAGATAGAAGATGAAGTTCATAATACTTTTAAACCTAAATGGGTAGACGATAAACTTGTCACACCTTATGTAAAGAAAGATGGAACATTATCTAAGCGTGGACTTACTGATGAAGAGTACGATAACTGTCTGTGGTTTGGAAACAACGAACCATTTATGCGTAAGAAGTTAGTTGAGTTTAATCTTGGCAGTCGTAAACAGATTGGAGAATACTTGATTGACTTTGGTTGGAAGCCAGAAAGATTTACACCTACTGGTCAACCTATCGTAGATGAAAAAACTTTATCACAAGTTACACACATACACGAAGCCAGTCTGATTGCAGAGTTTCTTTTATTACAGAAACGCATAGCACAGATTGATTCTTGGGTTCAAGCTGTTGGGGATGATGGTAGAATACATGGTTTTGTTATACCTAACGGAGCTATCACAGGAAGAATGACGCACCGCAACCCAAACACAGCTCAGATTCCGAGCCTAAGACAACCTTATGGCAAGGAATGTCGTGCTTGTTGGACAGTAGATGAAGGCAATGTCTTGTTAGGTATTGACGCATCTGGATTAGAAATAAGAATGTTAGCACACTACATGAATGACGAGGACTATACAAATGAAATTCTCAACGGAGACATACACACAGCAAATCAAAAACTTGCTAAACTTAAATCAAGAGATCAGGCAAAGACATTCATCTATGCGCTCATGTACGGAGCAGGAGATGAAAAACTTGGAAGCGTGGTTGGAGGAAAAAAAGCAGATGGTTCAAGAGCTAGACAATTGTTCTTTGATAATAAACCATCATTTAAATCTCTTAGAGATAGAGTTACGAGAGCATCTGCAAAAGGTTTCCTCAAAGGATTAGATGGTAGAAAGTTATTCATTCGCAACGCACACGCTGCTTTGAATACCTTATTACAGGGTGCAGGAGCTATCGTTATGAAGAAAGCTTTGGTTATCTTTGACAATAAGTTAAGGAAGCATTGGTTAGAGCATAAGTTTGTAGCTAACATACACGATGAATGGCAGTTAGAAGTGCCTAAAGAACACGCTAAAACTATTGGCGAACTCGGAGTCAGTTCTATTATAGAAGCAGGTGAAGTATTTAAACTACGCTGTCCTTTGGATGGTGAATATGATACAGGAGGGAATTGGAGTGAAACCCATTGACATAAATAGAAAAGGAGACATTGCCGAATATTATGCTGTAACTTGGTTATGGGATAAAGGGTATGAGGTATTTAAAAACTGTGGTTGTACAGGAGAAGTAGATTTAATAGCTATTAAAGATGAAAAAGTATCTTACATAGATGTTAAAACAGAACAGCTCGATCACACACATAAAAGTTATTGGTATGTTCGTGCTGTTAGAACTCCATCACAAATTAAAAAAGGAGTTAAAATTTTAGGTTTTAATCCAATAACTAGAAAACTGAGGTTTGTAAATCATGGCAAGAAAAAAAAGTAAAAAACTAGACACGCTTGTCGAGGACATATACGATAAACTATCTGCTCTATCAGATGGTAAACCTTTAGACCTTGATGATAAAACCATAGACGAGTTTGGTGAGTCGATGAAAAAAGCTTTACACCATTGGGCTAATCCAAAACCCAGAGACACAGCAACACTCCGTATGTCTAACATAGGCAAACCTAAAAGACAACTTTGGTTTGACATGAGATCTGACAATGATGAAGTAGAAAAAATAAAACCATCTGTGTTTATTAAATTTTTATACGGACATCTTCTTGAAGAAGTTCTGTTAATGTTAATTAAATTATCAGGACACAAAGTTACAGGAGAACAGAAGGAAGTATCTCTTCAAGGTATAAAAGGACACATGGATTGTATAATTGATGGTGAAGTAGTAGACATCAAGACAGCTTCTGGCTTTGCGTTTAAGAAGTTTAAAGATAAAACACTAGCCGAAGATGATGTGTTTGGTTATCTACCTCAGTTAGCAGGATACGAAGCTTCTGTTGGTACAAACAAAGGTGGTTTCTTAGCAATGAACAAAGAGTCAGGTGAGATTGCTTTGTATAGACCAAATGAGTTTGATAAACCTAACATGAAGAAAAGAATAAAAGATGTTAAGAAGATGATAAAGGTGGACAAACCTCCAGAATTATGTTATAATCCTATACCAGACGGAGCATCAGGAAATATGAAACTTCCTAGAGGATGTACTTGGTGTCGACATAAGTTTGAATGTCACAAAGATGCTAACGAAGGTAAAGGATTACGAGTATTCAAATATGCAAAAGGATATAGTTATTTAACTCAGGTTGTAAAGACACCTAAAGTTTTGGAAGTTACTAAATGAACGGTAAAAAATCAAAAGCACTACGGAGACGAGGTAAAGATTTACTTATAGAATGGTTACGATCTTTTGTTCCAGAAGGCGAAGATGTATCTAAGATAAACAGAAAAACATTACACACTTTCCTAGCAGAAGAAACACATTTCTATTCTAATAGAAGAGTAATGCTAAGTGCTTACTCATTAAGATGGATATATAAAAAGTTAAAGCGTAATCCTAACTTTACATTGGAAGACTTAAATGGCTAGAAGAAAACCTAGAAAGGTTAGACCAAGAGAGAAAGGAGTTCCTAAAGGATACGATAGTAAATGGGAATATGATTTACATAAAGGTATCTTACAAAACTGGAATCATCATGGAAAGTTAATTGATTATGTTATTGAGAAAAAATATGAACCTGACTTTACAAAAGATAAAATTATTATCGAAGCTAAAGGTAGGTTCTGGGATCATGCAGAGTATAGTAAGTATGTTTGGATTAGAAAGTCTTTACCAAAAACAATGGAACTTGTGTTCGTCTTTCAAAAACCTTACGCACCTATGCCTGCTGCAAAGAAAAGAAAAGACGGAACAAAAAGAACACACGCTGAGTGGGCTGAGTCTAATGGTTTTACTTGGTACTCAGAAGAAACTTTACCAGAGGAGTTGAAATAATGGCAGACATGGTTAATAATCCTGAACATTATAATCAGGGAAGTATTGAATGTATCGACTCTATTAAAGCTATGTTAAGTACAGAAGAATACATAGGTTACTTGCGCGGTAACTCGCAGAAGTACAGATGGAGATTCAGATACAAGAATGGAATAGAAGATTTAAAGAAAGCAGAGTGGTATGAAAAACAACTGTTAAATATTTTAGAAGAAACAAAGAAGGAGTTTTATAGTGCTTAGTAGATTATTATATATGATACCTTTCATAGGTATGATAATAGCAGGATATTTTTTATGGACTGCAGACATTCGAGGAGCTTTGTTGTTAGCAGGATTATCTCTAACACAAAGTATAATATGTTTAGGTTATATTCTAGCTCAAATATCTGTGGTCGGAACTAGAGGAACATTAGAAGTAGAAGTAGAGTTATGGGATGCTCTTATGCCTGTCATATTCTTACTGCTTTCAGCTACTTCTTATTTATTAGTAGTAACTGAAAATGTAAGGGGAGTAATATGACAAGTAAAAATGTAAGTTTACCTACTAACTATCAACAGTTTATTCATTTAAGTAGGTACGCAAGATGGAATGAAGAAAAACAACGCAGAGAAACATGGAGCGAAACAGTATCTCGATACTTTGATTTCTTTGAAAAACATTTAGTTGAAAAGTTTATGTTAAATAAACACGACTATGTAGCTGCTAGAGAATATTTAGAAAAAGCTGTTCTCCATTTAAACATTATGCCAAGCATGAGAGCATTGATGTCAGCAGGAGAAGCTTTAGAAAAAGATAATGTTGCAGGTTTTAACTGTAGCTATGTTGCTGTAGATAATGTTCGTGCATTTGATGAAACACTTTATATACTTATGTGTGGTACTGGTGTTGGCTTTAGTGTAGAGCGTCAATATATAAACGAACTACCAGATCTTCCAGAAGATTTGTTTGCTACAGATACAGTTATTAAAGTAGCTGATTCTAAAATAGGGTGGGCAAAAGCTTATAAAGAATTATTGTCATTACTTTATTCAGGACAAATTCCTACATGGGATGTATCTAATGTAAGACCTTATGGTGCTAGACTTAAAACATTTGGTGGTCGTGCTAGTGGTCCTGCTCCTCTTGAAGAGTTATTTGATTTTACTATCAACATATTCCGTGATGCTATTACAAAAGGACAGCGTAAACTTGTGTCCATAGATTGCCATGATTTGATGTGTAAGGTCGCAGAAGTGGTAGTCGTAGGGG